CGAAGTGATGGAGGCGGAAGGGGAAGCGTTAGCACGGCTCGCGGCGGGAGAACAAAAGGCGTTAGATGCGCTGCTCGCACAGGGAAACGCGGTAGAGGAAACGGCGGATGTTGGAGAACTGATTGACCGCGCGGCGGAGTTGCAGAAAAAGTGGAAGGTTGCGCGCGGGGATGTGTGGGAGATTGAATCAAAAACGGCGCGCGGAAAGTTTCATCGAATCATGTGCGGCGATAGCACGAGCGCGGAGGATGTGGCGAGATTGATGGGGGGGGAGCGGGCGCAAGGCGTTATAACCGACCCACCTTGGAATGTGAATTGGAAATACGAAAGTTATAAGGATGATTTGACGCCCGAACAATATAAAGAATTTTCGGACGCATGGCGCATGAACGCAGAGCGCGTAATTGATAGCGCGGTTTTCTTTGTCGCAATGTCAATGAAAAATTACAGGCAATTTTCTTTTTGGTTTCCGATGGCAGAGCGCATTTTTGCGGAGTGTCAAAATTTTGTCCAGCATACTGGCGGATTCATGCAAAACGCATTCAATCCATTTTTAGTGTGGGAATGCAATCGCGGAAAACTCAAAAGCGCGGCGGGGATGCGGGATTATTTCATCGCGGAAACGAGCAACACACGAAACACGCCTGACAAGGAAATTTCAAAAATTAACACTGCTACGCGATGGCTCCCCACAATCAAATACATTGTCGAAAATTTTACACTACAAAACTCTTTTGTATACGAACCATTCAACGGCAGCGGCACAACGCTTGTCGCGTGCGAGCAAACGGGGCGCATCGGGCGCGGGATGGAGCTTGAACCGAAATACGTCAGCGTTGCGCTGGAACGATTAAGCGCGTTGGGACTTGACCCGCGCCGCGTGACGGAAACGGAAAAACGGAATGGCAAGCAAAAACGCGCGTAGCGCGTCGCAGAGAACTGTGACGAAAAAGCGCAAGGGAATACCGCAAACAAATCCGAACTCACTTGCGAATTTACAGCCGTTCAAATCGCGTGCGGAAAACGGCGGAGAAATTGACCCGCGGATCAACCAAGGCGGACGCCCGAAACTGCTAGGCGAATCCTACAAAGATTGGCTCGCCAAGATTAACGAGAATGACCCCGCGCAGCGCACGAACGCGGAACTTGGCGCGATGGCGATTGGGCTTGAAATGCTGAAAGGTGATGTATCCGCCGCGCGTGAAATTAGAGCCGCGACGGAGGGCGAGAAACTGCGCACGTGGGAGGATGATCTCGCGGATTTGGTCAGAGAGGGAACGGCAACCGTAGACGATGTTAGAGCAGAATTTGGAAACGAAATCGCTGCGCGGATTTTTGTCAGACTCGGCGTACTACCAAGCCAAAGTCGAAGCGTTCAAAGCGAGACAACTCGCGCAGAGTGAGAATCGCGGCATTGCGTATGAGTTTCGCGGCGCGAATTTGGAACTGCAAACGCGCACGGACGCGGAATTGATTTTGTCGGGCGCTGCCGAAACCGGAAAAACTATCGCGGCTCTTTACAAATTGAATCGGTTGGCATGGCAGTACGCGGGAGCGCAACTGGTCATCGCGCGCAAGCGGCATGTGGATTTACAAACGACGGTGCTGCAATCGTTCGAGCGCAAGATTCTCGGCGCGCGGCGCGAGGGCGGGCAGTTGAACGGCACACCAATCACCTGCTACGGCGGTGAACGCGTAGAATTTTACGAATATCCGAACGGCACGCGCATCTGGGTTGCGGGGCTAGACAATCCGAGCAAGGCGCTTTCCTCCGAACGCGACGGAATTTACGTCAATCAGACGGAGGAACTAACGCTTGACGATTGGGAAGTTCTCGGAACGCGCGTCACGGGACGCGCGGGCGTCATTCCGACACCGCAACTGCTCGGCGACAGCAATCCGGCGGGCGCGAATCATTGGATCGTCACTCGCACGCGCGAGGGCAAAGTCACGCGGTTGCACGCGCGGCATATTGACAATCCGCTTTTGTTCGATGCTCACGGCGAACCGACGGCGCAAGGCAAGCAAACGCTCGCGCGGTTATCATCGCTTTCAGGACATCGGCGCTTGCGTCTGTTCGAGGGCTTGGACGCTTCGCCCGAAGGATTGGTGTATGACAATTTCACGGGCGAGAACGTTGTCACGGACGGACCGGACGCAACGCGCGGCTTTGAGTTATCCGCGGATGACGGCTACAACGACCCACGCGCGATTTATTTCATTCAGCGCACCGGTTCGCACATTCTCGTATTCGATGAAATCTATCATTCGCAGCATCACGCGGAAACGTGCGTGCGCGAAGTGCTAGAGCGGTGCGGCGAACATTTTGGCTGGTTGTATTTGGATGCGCAGGGCGATTTGAAAGACCCGGCGGACTTGTCTGCAGACAGCGCCATTCCCGAAACGTGGACAAAAGCGCGTCCAAAAAAGATGCCGGAGATTTGTGTCGGTTCGCCCGAAGCAAAGGAGATGCAAGGACAATTTCGCAAGGCGGACATTCCATTTCGCAGCAAGCCGCAGCGCATCAAGGACCGCATTGATTTGGTCAGGCGCTTGATTTGTGATGACAAAGGATACCGGACGCTGCAAGTGCATAAACGTTGTGTCAATCTGATTCAAGAGTTCACGGAAGGTTACCAATATCCTGCGAACTCGGCGCGCGGCGACAGTGATTTGCCGCTGGATGCGAATAATCACGCAGCGGACAGTTTCGGGATGTGGGCGATGTTACGCGCAAGACAATGAGGGAAAGCGGAGAGAGGAAAGCGGAAAGCGGAAGTGGGAATTACGAAAGCGGAAACGGAAACGGAAACCCGAAAATGATTTTGCAACGCTATTCGATGGAGGAAATTTTAGGGCGCCCGCGTTGGACGCCTGACGACGTATTGCGCGAACTGACCGCGCTCGCCGCGTCCGCGCAAACAATCGTCGAGATCGGCACGTGGCTCGGACGCAGCGCGCAGGCGCTCCTACGCGATAACCGCGCGACGCTGTATTGTGTGGATTCGTTCACCGGCGACGGCGGCACCGGCTTTGTCAAAGACCGGCTCGCGCTCTATACGCGCTTTTTGCAAAACATGACCGACGCGGGTTTGCGCGACCGCGTAGTTCCAATGCCGCACACGAGTTTCGCGGCGAGTCAGTGGTTTGCGTTCCAGCCGATTGATTTGATTTTTTTCGACGCCGATCACTCCGAGAACGCGCTCTATGCGGACCTGATTTATTGGATGCCGCTGCTTACTGAAACGGGCGTCGCGTGCGGCGATGATTATTACCTGCCAAGCGTGCGCCGCGCGGTCGAGCGTTATTTCGGCGGCAAGCGTCTCATTGAAAGCGCGGCGCGGGATGAACGGTTGTGGATCGCAAGACCGAAGGAAACGGAATGAACATTCAAACGCGCATGGCGGCGATTTGGCACTTGCTCATCGGTAAAGACCTTGCCGCGCTGCATCCCGAAGTGTTGGAGCGTCAGCATCTCGCCGCATTCACGGCGGATAGCGCGGCGCAAGCGGGCGGCTATTCGTATCTCGCCGCGCTCGGCGATTACGAACGCAGCGCGTGGGTGCGCAAAGCGATCAAGGTCATTGCGGATAACATCGCGCCCTTGCCGCTTTTCATTCTGCGCGATGAAAAAGAGGTGGCGGGACATCCATTGACGCAGCTGTTTAGCAATATGAACAGCGCGCAAGCGAGCGCGGAGATTTGGCAGCAATGGACGATTGACATGCTGCTCGGCGGCGAGGAAGGTTGGGAGTTGACGCGCAACGGCGGCAAACAATACGCGGAAGTGTGGGCGCGGCAGCCGCATACGATTACGGTCTTGCCTGACCGCGCGACGCGGCGTTACTACGGCGTGGCGGGTTATTCGATTTCTGACGGTTTGGGCGACGCGTATCAACTGCCGCCCGATGAAATGATTTTTTTCAAGTTTTATAATCCGCGCAATCCCTATCGCGGACTGGCGCCAATCACGGCGATTCGTAACGCGGTGGTGATTGACCAATTCGCGCAAGCGTGGTCGCGCTTGTTATTTCAAAAACAGGCGCGCCCGGACTATGCGGTGATCGCGCCCGAAGGTTTGACGCCGACGGAGCGCGACGATCTAGAAGTGAAATTGACGACGAAATTCAGCGGCTCGGATGGATGGTTCAAGCCAATCATCTTAGAGCAGGGCGTTACTGACATCAAGCCGTTAGATTTCAAGCCGCGCGACATCGGCTGGGTCGAACAGCGCGAATTAGCGCGCGAGGAAATTGGCGCGATTTTTGGCGTACCGGATGAAATCATGGGAAATTTCGAGACGGCGCACAACGTCTTGTGGACATTAACGATCTTGCCGCTGTGCGGTTTTCGTGACATTACGCTGACCGAATTTTTCCGCCGCGTTGGCTCGCTGAAAGAAAACGAGCGCGTAGCAACGGATACATCTCAAGTTGCCGCGTTGAAATCTGACCAAAAAGAAAAAGCGGTATTGTGGGAAACGCTCGTGCGTAATGGCGTTCCGCCTGCATTGGCAAGTCAGCATGTCGGTTTGGGCTTGCCGCGTTACGCGGGCGACGACGTGGGTTATTTGCCGTCGAATGTTTTACCCGCAGGGACCGCCACAATGACGCCGCGCGCATTCACCAGCGCGCGCATTCTCGCCGTGTCAAGCAGCGCGTCAGGTCAAAACATCCGCCGCAAGGCGAGCGTCGAATATGGTTCGGCGGCGCATCGCGCGTTGTGGCAAGCGTTCATCAAGCGCACCGATCCGCACGCGCGGCGTTTGGGTGAAGTGGTTGCCGCATTGATGGAAAAACAAAAACGCGCGGTGCTGGCGCAACTGCACGCACGGCGCAAGGATGCCACAGACGCGGCGGCGAATCCATTTGATTTGACGCGTTGGATCGAGGAATTTATTGAACAGGTCAAGCCGATTTTGTCCGCCGCCGTGAGCGCATCCGGTGCGGCGGCATTGGCAGACGCGGGCATTGGCATCGCGTTTGATGTGTTGGAACCCGCCGTGCTGGAATTTTTGCAAGCGCGCGCGCAGCGCTTCGCCGAGCAGGTGAACGAAACGACGTGGACGCAACTCAAAGATGCGTTGACGGAAGGATTACAGAAC